ATTTCTAAATTAATATTATCTAATTCATCTTCCGCTATTGCTGAAGGAACAAATTCATAATATATTTTATTCTTTAAAGGGTGATATAAACTTAATAACTTTTGTAAAGCTACTTTTTCTTTTGATACTTGTAATATACCATCTCTAAAAGTAACATGTCCTAATGTTGCTTCTCCTTTCTGCTCATCTGCAAATGGAGAATTTTGATTAGTTGCATACCTTATTTCTTTTTGAACCTGTGTTTCTGGATCAAACCATAACAACGGGTGTTTTCTAGTGTGTTTGCAAGGTATAGTTAAAGTTAAAGGAGTTTTTCTTCCTTTTAAATAATAAGTTCTATCTTTTACTTCCCAAGTAGGTTTTTTAACCTCTGGTACTTTTTTTGTTTTTTCAACTACCACTGTTTCTTCAACGGCAGTCTTTTTTTCTTTTGCCATAATATAATATAATTAAATAGTTAAAAGGTATATGGGTGCCGAAGCACCCTTACCTTTATAAAATGCTTAAATACCTTTGAATAATACAAAGTTATTTGCAGCTTGAGTTACTAAACATCTTTCTGAAAGGAAGTTAACCTCCATTGCATCAAGAGTTGAAGTAAATGCACCACCCGCAGAACCAGTAATCCAAGACTTCATTCTTCTATCGTCAGCTTGAGAAGCTCTATATCTAACGTGTAAGAAAGGTCTTCTGATGTTAGTTCCTAAGATTTGATCATAAACTGTAGAAGTTCCAGCAGGAATTAATACACCTTCGATTGAATTGATACCAACAATACCACCTCTTGTAGAAGCGTCGTTTAAGTATTTCCAATCAGTTTTGTAAAAGTCATACGAACCTCTTCTAAATCCTGAGAATCCTAAGTTAAGTGCCATTTCTTCTGAATTTTCAAATAATCCATAAGCAGTACCACCGTTACCACCTGCAGAAATACCTGCAAGCATATCATCAAAATCTAAAGCAGTTTGTCTTTGTAAGAAAAGCATGTTTTCTTCAATCGCACCTTGAGTGTCTAGGTTTCTAAGAATTTCATCAAAGTCAGAAATACCTGTTGCAGCAGCAAATCCTACTTCAACATTTCCTCTTTCTTCGATTGCAGAGAATAAACCTTGTGTACTTGGTAATTGACCAGCGCCATAATTTGCTACACCAATACCAGCGTTTAATTCACCTTCAACACATACCATTTCTAGGTAATCTTCAAATCTTAGTCTTGTTTCAGACTCAGACTTTAAATACCATAGGTATCCTGAAGCTCCGTCTTCTGTAGCAACTTCTACCCAACCAATTTGAGCCATATCAGAACCAGATACTACGTACTGATCTCTAATAATAACTGGAGAATTAGAAAACTGAGTAAAAGAAGGCTCTACACTGTTTCTAGCAGCTGAGTTACCAGCACCACCAGCAGCAATTGTAGTTCCTTTGCTATAAGCAGAACCATAAACAAACATTTTACAACCAGTACCAGAGAAACCTTGTGTTGCAACAAGACCACCAACTGGATCAAAACATTCAACGTTTACAGAACCAGCACCAGGTCCACCTGCAGTTACTGCAATTACGATACATTTAGCTTCTAGTCCAGTAGCTGGATCTAAAACTACAATTGTATCATTAACGCTCATAACCATTTCTTGTCCAGCTGCAGCACCTAATGTTAAGTCTGTGCTTGTACCAGCGCCATCAACTACAGTAATGTCATCATAAGCAATATGTAATCTATTTTGTTCAGACCAGATTACTTGATCTGAGGTCATTGGCATTTCTGCACCGACCATTCTTAAAAATCCAGATAACGTTCTGTTTCCATAACGCTCTACTTCTTGTTCGTAGACCTCTGGTAAATACTGTTGGATAAAGTCATTAGCACCACCGGTATTAAATTGCAAATAGTTAGTATTTAACAATTGTTGTTCCTGTGATGGTAAGATTGTTCCAAACTGTGGATTTAATGTTCCCATAATAATTGTTTAAATTAGTTAAATTTACGTGTTTTTATTCTAAGTTTTGTAGAGTCTGCACCACTAATTGATTTAACTTTCATACCACCAACGAAAACTTCACCTGTATTACCTTGTCTAGCTTTTACATCAGACAAGTTTTTAGATTTGTTTACCACTTCTTTAACAGCATCGGCTTTGCCTTGCTCATAAAAATGTGTAGCGATCTTATCTACGTTTGAAGCAGCATACATTGCTTTATGATAACCACTCGGGTCTACTACATTTCCGTCTGCGTCTAGGAACTTCCCTATCAGATTTTCAATGTTTGATTGGTTCTCTGCAACTGCATTACGATTTTGAATATTATACTTGTACTTCTTACCTCCGACTTCAAAATCAAAACCTTTGAAATTTTCACCAAATAGTTCTTGAGTACGTTTTTTAAATTCCGTATGTAATTGCTCAGCTTGTTCTTGCTGTTTATTGTAACGATTAAAAAAGTCCATAGCTTTTTGTTGCTCTTGAGTTACACCAGGACGTAATTTAATTTCGTCATAGTATTTTGTTTTCAAGTCATCTAGATATGTCCTAGCTTTAGCAACTTCTTCTTTAAACGCTAACTTTTTCTTTCGTATTTCTTTTTCCTCATGTACATCTTCGTCCCACTCATAATCTTCTAAAATAAGATTTATGTCTTCTGAATCTAAATGAGGTTTATTTTTTTTGTAATATTCTTTTAACAATGCTGTTTCATCTATCTTACTGTAGTCGGCGTTTAATCTAACATAATCTTCTACAGTACCACCTGTATCTTCCATAAAGCTAACAAGTTTTTCTACATTTTCAGGTAATTGTTTACCTAATACTTTTTCATCTCTTTTAGCTTCTTTAACTTGAGCTTCAACTTGTTTTACTTCTTCTTCAGTTACTTCTTTGATCGGAGAAAACCCTTCAGTAGTCTCGTTGGACTCTTGTACAGGTTCTCCCACCTTTGCGCTATCTCCGGATGGTTCGCCCACAGATACCTCCTTTGTTTCTCCGATTTGAATGGCATCGTCTTCTTTTTTTATTTCTTCTTTAATTTCAACCTTTTTAACAACTGGTTCAGTTTCTACTAAAGGTTCTTTTAAATTAACCTTTTGTACTTCTTGATTTTTATTTCCTAGTTGTTTTGGTTTTTTAGGTTTATTTTTACCTTTTAAAGTAAACTCACCTTCTTGCTTAGCCTCTACGGCTGCTTGTTTTTCTGACATAATATAATATAATTAAATAATTAATACTAAACTTGAGGCTGTGTATTAGAAAGTAATTTACCTTCCATTTCAAAGTTTATTGGATTACTATCATTTTTTCTTTGAGCAATCATTTTACTTTGTTGAGTGCCTTCCATTTTTATTCTTTCGTCTTTACGATTTTCTCTTTGTTGTTCTCGTGTTGTTACTCCTTGTTCTTGTAAACGAGCTAACTCCATATCGTTTTTATGTTGTTGCATCATTTTTTGTTGATCAAGCTGTGCTTGTAACTGCATACGATCTTTTTCAAATTCGCTTTTTGCTTTTTCATATTCTACATTAGCACCAGATATAGCTTGTTGTTTTTGTACTTCAGCCATAGCTGTTTTTTCTGCAGCCGCAGCTTGAGCTTCACTTTGCGCAGCAATATTCGCTTGTTGATTAGCTTGATCTTGTTTAGCTTTTTCTTTACGCTTAACCTTAATCATTTGATTAGCTAATTTTAAATTTTTAATACTTCTTAAATCAATAGCATCTTCTACATCTATATTACCAGCTTGTAAAGCAACTTGAATATTTGCTTCTAATTGTTGTTTTTCTTCTTCATCTGGTTCTAATTCTAAGAATATACCAAAGTCATGTAAATTAAGATTAACAACTTCTTTTAATGTTTTAATATTATAAGTTGATATAGAGTTTTGTAATGATGATTTTGTTAACGGAAACTCTAAAGCATCTGCAACTTTTAAACTAACATTTTCTGCTAATTTAAGAGTTAAATATAAGCTAGACTGTGTGATATGTCTAGTTGCTACATTGGATGCATTAGCGGCTAGTTTCTGTAATCCTACGAGCGTATTACGATCTGGTAAACTACCGTCTCGAGCTTCATTTAGTCCAGTCACGTCTCTAATCATTTGTAAATAATATTGATACGTACTTATTAAGCTTTGTATTTTACCTTGACCAGTTGAAGCACTTAATTCCTGTATAGGTACTTTACCTGGATTCATATCACCTTCTTGCGTTAATGATCTACCAACAATACTACCCGTTTGAAAATACATATTTAATGCTTCAGCAGGATTATAATTAGTACCATTACCTAAATCTACTTCTGCTATTCCATCCATGTCTAAGTAAACACCATCTGGAACCATACGTGAAATAACTTGTTGTAGTTTTAAATGAGTAATTTGAATCATATCAGCAAAACCAGTACATTTGCTTACAAGAGACTCTATTCTACCTTTATAAATTCTTGGTGCAGATATAGCATAATTCATTTTAACCTTAGTTGTATCAGCGTAAGGTCTTGACATATTTTCTGCTAACTCCCATTTTAATAATGTATCTGTGCCTAAAACTTTAGCTCCACTGTATAATACTTCTATTGATCTACCAACTCTTTCAAACATATCACTTTCTGGTGGATTAAAAGTATCAGGTTTTTCAATAGCTTTAACTAATCCTTGATCTGTTTGTTTAATTTTAAAAACTTGATTATGATATGTTTTGTAATCAAAGTATAAAACTTGAACAGTATTAGAATCATAATCACCCCAACCTGTAATATAAGATCTATTACCAGGCATTGCTTGTATTCTTTTTAATTCTTCTTCAGATATATTTGGAAACTCTTTTTTAAGTTCAGGTATAGTAATCGCTTTTAATTCACCTACGTAATATATATCTTCAAAGTTGGGATCTTCTGTATAAGAATATACCATATAAGCTGGATCAACATAGTCTACAGTAATACCCTCTGCTGTATTAAAACTAGTTTTAGCAGCTGCAATACCACAAACTGTTAAATCCATGTTTAATCTACGTCTGATTAAATCATATTTATTTTGAGCAAATACACTAGATATTGCTTCTTCCTCTGCTATTTCTACACTTTGCTTGTAAGATAATTGCATGTGTAATTCTAATTCTTCAGGAGTTTCTGGTAATTTTCCTGCTTGAGACTGATATAAATCTAGACCTAAAGTTTGTTTTAAATTATCTAGGTATTCTTGAGACAACATATCTTCATAAATCTTAGAAGCATAAGCTGTTCTTTTCTTTATTGACTCTGGATCTTGAGCGTAAGCTTTAATATCATATGTTTTTGAAGATATACCATTAACTACTATATCTACAAATTTAGATAATATTGGAACTGGTTTCCAGTCTAAATTAAGATAAGATAAATCACCATTAATTGCTAATTCATCTTTATATTTTTGTATTGATTGTTCGCCTCTAGCATATGATCTTAACATGTGGAAATTATTCCAATTAGTTAAGTATCTATTACCACTAGTTCTTCCTTGAGAAAACCACTCTTGTTCAATAGCTTGAGCTACTTGGGAACCATATTCCCAGCTTGCTTTTTCTGCGTCACTTACTACTTGACTTGGAAAAGGACTATTGGTGTTAGTGTATATATTCATTTAACTTATTATTTTTGATGTAGCGCCTTTGTTATTGTATTTTTTAATACCTAAATCAATCGCTTTTAATTCTCTTTTAACAGATGGAGTGTATCTATGTTTATTACACGCCATTAACGCTAAACCAGAACTAATAGATGCATCATGTGTTGTTCTATTATTTATATTAAATTTAGCCCAGTCTTCTAATGTTCTTTGAAAATACATATCTCCATAACCTGTTTCTTTTAAACCTACAAAATGTTCTATATAGGTTTCAATTGCTGCAGCATGAGCTTGTTTTATATCTTCACTAGAATTAGGTATACCACCTATTTCTTTTTCTGTAACTGACAATTTGTTTCTTTTTTTATCAGGTCTGTTCATTGCAAAACCTCTATATCCTCGCTTTTTAAAATAATACAATAATCTAGGTTTATTATTTTCCGCAAGTATTGGCATACCATAAAAAACACAAGCCATAAGTACATCTTCAAAAAATATTTCAGCTGTTTGCGGTCTTGCTATGTATTCAAGAAAAAAATGATTAGGAGGTGCATTTTCCATACTAAACTTAGTTAGTCCATGTAAAGAACCGTTTGAACCTCTTTTATCTACAGTTCCTGATATATCATATGGATCGCAACCAAAAGCTCCCATATGTTCATTACCAGGATAATTTATACCATTTTTATTATATCTTCTATTTTGTATAGAATACTCAGGTATCCATGTAACAAAAAATCTACCGTTTTTGTTTGGCATAAATATAACTCTTGTATCTTGCTCTCCATTTTCCCACTGAAAATTACCTTGAGTTACATTTATACTATTTTTTACATCTTCATTAAAATCTATTTGTTCATATATTTTAGTAAGATTAAATAAAGATTCTTTAGACTCGTCTCTAAAAGCATGTTTGG